CAACAACGACACGACCAGATTTCCGAGTGGGCGCTTTCTGTTATTGATACTGCTATTGGTAATATTTTTATAGAAGGCTACTCATATGGTAGTAAAGGACTTGTATTCAACCTAGCAGAGAATATGGGTGCTCTCAAACATAAACTGTATAAACTCAATAAACGATTTCAATCTATAGTACCAGGTCAGATAAAGAAGAATGCTACTGGCAAGGGTAATGCAGATAAACTAAAGATGTATGAGCAGTTTGTAAAAGATACTGGCGTTGATTTAGTCAAAGAATTTGAACAAACAAAACTCAATAATCCAGTAACCGACATAGTAGATTCATATTATATCGCAAAATATGGGTACGAATCATAGATGTTCTCGTTTTGTTCTCATAATTATTCCTAAAAAGTCAATAAAATCAACGTTTTTAACGCTTGACAATTCCGTAATTTTCTGATATATTATGTGTATATATGACAAAAGAATACTTTAAAAGTTTTAATATCGTTTACAAAAGAGAATACGTTGATCCAGAATCAGAATATGATACGTTCTGGTCTTCAGCTACTATCTACAGAAATGTACCTATAGAGAAAATCAAATACTATAGAAAACAATTACTTAAATTCAAAGCCTATGCGAACAAGACGTATAGAGAAGACGCTACTAATTTCACAGGTGCTACTGGCATTGAGATAGTATATCCAGACGAGTACTATCAAACATATGCAGATGTATTCGGTCCAGAAACGGCTGCAGGTGATGACAATCTATTCAACGACTATGGTCAATTGTTTAATGGTAGACAAGGTTTCAGAAAAGATTTTGATCCTGACTTTACAAAGAATTACAAAACTAAAAAACTTAACCCAAATTATATTTACAACTTAAACTAAAGGAGACACTATGCAAATTAAATTAGGAGACATGATAACAGACAATAGAGGTAGAGTTGGTGAGATAGTCAACATCGGTATCGCAGTAAGAAAAGAAGACATTGCTGCTGAAGATGATACCTCATTAAATGCTAAAGAATACGATACTGATCTAGGATATACAGGTGCAGTTACCTTTGGGTCTAACTGGTGCTATTTTGCTCAAATAAAATCTGTATCAACAAAAGAAGGATCAGATGTTGATGTTGCAATTGAACAAGAGAATGAATGGTGGAAATAGTGAACGGTTATTTTGCAGTACAATTAGATAGACAAAGTTGTAACGTTGTAAAGAAACTTGCTACAAAAGATATACTTGTATCAGATCACGTTACACTTGCATTTAAACCTATTAAGAAAGTTTATAACAAATATTCTAAACTTGTAGGTAAAAAAGTGGGTGTGTTTATCAAAGGTTACAGAGCAAACAATCACATTGACGCATTATGGGTTGACAATATGTTTGATAAAGAGTATAATAAAATCAAAAGACATGACAAAGGCGCTGCTCATATTACACTATCACATAAGAAAGGTTACAAATCAGGTGACGCTAACACTATGTTTACAAACCCTAAAGTAAAAGATAAGAAATACGGATACGTAGAAGGAACTATAAAGTATATTGATTATGACAAAAGATAAATGGTTAAAGATTAATAGAGAGTCGTTTACCAGAACCCTCAAAGGATTTAATAGACCTGACTATACATTAGATATAAATGGTCTACCGAGAAATTCTATACCTACGAGTGATAGAATATCTGGCGTATGTACTAAAGACACAAAACCTAAAGTACAACTACCCGAAGGCAAAACAATCGGCATTGCCTACAACAAGGGTAACTACCAGATAGTTGACAAAGCCGATTTTAAAACAATGGGAAAGAAAACATGAACGAGATGTGGAATATGAAAAAATCATTGTTATTTGCTATTGCTATAGTTGCAGTAGTATTAATATCAATGAACATGGCAAGTGCTGATGAAAAGAAGACAATCACACCACAAGAGTTTGCTACAAATATTGCTGAAGTACCAGGCAAACTTGTAAACTTTATAGGTAGTGAAGTTGAAAAAACAAAAGCATATCAAACGAAAGTTTGGTCAGAGGCAAAAACAAAGTGGCCTTGGACAATGTTAAAAGGTAACAATGCTTCACAAGATTAGTGAATTTTGTAAAAAGATTGATAGTATTCAGGCTCTATCAAATAGATTGTACAATTTAAAGTACAATAATCCTAAAACGGTAGAGCGGGATGCTGAAATCAATCACCTTATAGATGATATACAGGCTCAATGCAAAATTATAGGATCAGATGACAAGCCCTACGATAAACCTTGATTTTACTAGGGTTTTTAGGGCTTGACAAATAGACTATTTTATGATAGAATTATTAAATAAACTAACAAAAGGACTACATTATGATGACTAAAGAACAAGTATTTGATGAATTTAAGATTGCAAAAGAAAAAGATATTGCAAAATCAAAAAGTAAACCACCATATGAGAATGTGTTTACAAATAGACTCAACGTGTTAAGATCACACCGTGACGCAAAAAAGTCACATCCAAAATCTTACAGACATTTAGATATCAATTTTGATAATCTAATACTTGCCTACTCGGCACCTGTACCTATAGATCATTTTTATAAAACAGTATTCGGCAAAACTTTATCAGAATATACACATGATAAAAGAATTGAAGATATGACCGAACTACAAAAAGAAAAAGAAGCCGCTAAAAAATTGAAAGATAAAGAAGATGAAAAAACTGTTGTATCTATTAACTAGTTTGTTGTTGCTCTCTAATTGTACCAGCATGAATCAGTCCACTATCGGTGCATCCACCACAGCGGCTGTTGCTGGTACAGCGTGTTACACATATTTAAGTGATAATCCTGCTGTTGTGGCAACGTGTGCTGTTGCAGGTTCATTTAAAGGTGCTGACTTTATGAGTGCTGAAACAGACGATCAACTTATGACAAGAGCATTTGTAGATCATTTAGACAATGCACCTAATAGTCCAGGGTTTACTACATGGCAAAATCCTAAAACAAACAGTAATGGTATTATTAAGACTACAGGTTTCTATCTAAAGGGACCTATCAAGTGTGCTATGGTTGAAACTACACACGATCAAAATTTAGATAACACTAGATTCTTTGATTCAATTCTATATGGTAATCCTTATAGACAAATGCAATGGCATGAAGTATGTAAAATGCCTGACGGAAGATGGATGTATGTTGATTAGATTATTTTTTATATTACTATTTGCTACGAGTGTATATGCTGAAGATAGTTTTGAAAACACAATGAAGAAACTAGAGGCATTAGAAAACAATACTACAAAGGTTGAATATGATAAGATACAACCTATTAAAGATCAATATTGTTTTATAAAAATACAGATTAAAGAATTAGACAATGGGGAGATTGTTAAACAAGAGGTTGTAGAATGTGCTGACGGTAGAAAAGCATATGACGGACCTAGTTATTGGGAGTTGTTCGCTCAATTCTACTATAGAGATATGTTTACACCTGCCTATTGCAGAAATTATGAAAGGCCGAAACATGCCTATCATAAACCTGGCAAAGTTTGCCTTGATAAAGATGGTAATTGGGAGGTAAAAAGATGATAAGAGGTCTATTGACACTTACAATATTATGGGTTATCCTTGCTTTTGCATGGGATCCATTTACATCAATAGTTAATAAAACACAGGCTGTTGACAAAACGAAGGATATAGTATATAATGTGTTTAATAATGTAAAGGAGAAGGTGAATGAGTAAAGTACTCAAATATATAATGATCGGTTTTATGGGAGTTGCACTTGCAAATTGTTCTAGTGGTACCTATAAGATCAAACAAGAGAAGGACAAACAAGTCCTAAAAGTACCGTCTTGGTATATGAAAGATTATAACGAGAAGAAAGAATGTGGTACTAAAACGTTCGGCAAAGGCAAAGATAAAGTTTGTATCTTTGGTGTCGGTACAAGTGTTTCACCAGATTTAGAACTTGCAATTGAGAAAGGTATGATGATTGCGAAGGCTGAACTTGCTGATAAAGTAAAAGGTGAAATGAATAAGAAAGCAAAAATATTTACTACTGAATTAGGTAAGAATACTAATAAGACCGTAGTTACAGATGTTGAAACTACATTGGTAAATATAATCAAACAAACGCCTGTAAGAGGTTATGAAGTATTTGCACAAGAGGTAACTCTAACAAAGAACGGATACTACAGAGCATGGATTGGTTTAAGATTACCTATGGGTGAATACAATAAGATGTATAACTACTCTATTGAAACCGTAGTTGACGCTTTCAAACTAAAAGAAATGGCTGATAAGGCCTATGACGAAGTAGAGGTTATTGCTAATGAGCAGTAAAATAGAAATATATTCAAAGCCTAATTGCACCTATTGTGTAAAGGCTAAGAACCTGGTGAAGACACTAGGCTTTGAATACAAAGAAAAGATGTTTGGTAAAGACTTTAAAACACCAGACGAGTTGTTTGAGGCCGTAGGTAAACAAGTAAGAACTATGCCTCAAATAATTATAGATGATAAACATATCGGTGGGTACAACGAGTTAGTTGAATACTTTAACGATAAAGGTTTAGTAAACTTTAAGGGTGAGAAAATATAATGGCAATATCAGATTATTCTTCACACGATTGGCGTAAAAATACAGATGACGCTGTTGTAGTAGATGAACATGGTACAATCATTAGACCTGTGAATGCTTTAAAAGTAAAATTTACAGACCCTAAAGACTTGAAACCATATGAAGTTGACATATCAAGGCTAATAAGAGTCTTTGTTAATAACATAACAGATCATAGAAGGAGTGTTAAGTAATGCACAAGTTGAATACTGTTTTATTATTAGTACTATTGACTATAGCAGTATGTAATTCTATCGCTATAAAAAAACTAAATGATGAAGTGTTTTGGCCTGATGGCATAATGAAACCACTAAACAAATGATGGCAGATAAAAAAGATACACCTGACAATATAATATTGTTTCCTAAAATTCCTATGAGAAGACCTAATCAAAAGGCAATGGAATTAGACGCTAAACGACAGGAGATGATGAGATTGCAACATAACAAGGTTTATGTACAGGCAATATCTGAACAGTTAACAGAGTCAATGCTATTGACATTAAGAGATGAGAATATTAATATAACAGACAAAACGTTTTTAAGTGACTATAAACTATCACTAGAGGCGATTAAGTCTATGTTGTTAAGACAAGTACATATGAAACACCCTTTACAAGAAAGAGTTGATAGGGCTGTTACAACAAAAGGTGAAGGTAAAGATGTTTATGCTATTACTATTGACTATAAAAAATTTTAAGAATTCCATAAAGCACTTTGGGATAGTTGCTAATGCTGGCAAAGTTAGTAACTTTAATCAATGCCATACAAGAAGGAGTGAATTGAATGTTTAAATCATTATTCGCAAATGACTCATTAAGAGTTGTAACTAAAGCAAAAAAAACTGAAACTAGAGGCAGAAAAACTTTGTCAAAAAGACAAAAAGTTTTAAACCTTTTAACAAAAGGTGAGTCTGTGACTTGGAAAACTCTAAGGAACAAATTTGATCTAGTATCACCTAGAGCACTTGTTGATACTTTAAGAGCAGAAGGTAACATGATCTATGTTAACCAAACTGCTAAAGGTACTTCATACAGAATGGGTGTACCAACAAAAGCGATCATCGCTGCTGGTATCAAAAAATTATATGGGACTCCGTTCGCATATAAAAATGCCTAATACTCAACGAGTATAAATAGATGTATAGGGGTAGGGAGACTTACCCCTTTACATAACAACATGAGGAGGGCATTATGCCAATGACAACATCACAATTACATGGTATGGATACAGCAGGTTCATCTGCTCCATTACTACATGAAATTCTAACAAAAGTAAATAACGCAAAAGATAAACCAGCAAAGATTGCTGTTTTAAAGAAGAATGACTCTGTACCTTTAAGACAAGTTATAAAAGGTGCATTTGATCCTAAAATTAAATGGGATTTACCTGATGGTGTACCACCATACAAAGAGAATGACGCACCAGCAGGTACTGAACATACTACTTTATTCACAGAAGCTAGAAGATTATGGCACTTTGTAGAAGGCGCTGACCAAAAACTATCTAAAACTAAAAAAGAAATGATGTTTATTCAGTTACTTGAAGGCCTACACAAAGATGACGCTGCTCTTATGGTCGCAGTAAAAGACAAAGCACTTAATAAAAAGTACAAAGGTCTAACAGACGCTGTGGTAAAAGAAGCGTTTGGTTGGAATTCAGATTACAAAACGTCCTAAAACATAAATATTATTGAGTGATTCTATAATATTCAACTATAGGGTGCATGACAGAGTGTCACACCCTATAAACCCATTGATTTATATACATTATTTGTCCATTTTTTGCTTGATTTCTTTGTTGATTTCTGATATTATTATCATATGAAAACAACAAAGGAGAATATATAATGTCAAAAACAAAACAATGGATTGAAGATACTACTGAAACTAAAGTTGACAACATTATTGCTAAATTAACATCTGGTGAGATTACTAGAACAGACGCTAGAGATCAAATTATGAATGTTGATAATATTGCAATGTTAGGTATTGATGAGAATACAGTTGATGAAGTGATTTACGAGGCTCATGCCAATGCGTAAATCTTTCTTAATTTTATTTTTATTATTTGTATATACTTGGTCTTGGTCTATCTTTAATGTTGCCAAGGCAGATGATTATAACAAGACAGTAATTGGTCATGTTATTTCTGAAACTATTAAAGGCACAGATATTGATACATCATATATTATGGAGCAAGAACTTGAAAAACTTGCACATAAATTTATGATTGATTCGGTAGTTATATTACAGGCATACTTACCACAAATACTTGATGGTGTTGCCGCTGATTTAAGATTAAAACTTGACGAGAAATACAAAGAGGCAATTTTAAATGGCGAAAATAACAACTAGAAAAATGAAGGCAATGAAGTTGAAAAAGGCTCTTAAAAAGGAGTTTTCTTCTAAGCGTCAATATAAGACTACCTATAAAGATATTAAAAAATATTTCAAAATTCTAAATAATGTTATTTTTGATGGCAAGTTAAGTCCGTTCGGACAAATTCAAATAAAAGATTTACAAAGAGAGAAGTGTGTAGGACAAGTAGTAACCTTTGAATGGAAAAGAAAAGGTACTAGATTATACAAGTTAGAGATGTTACCTACATATCCTGATAAAAGAGATTTTATGGACACTTTAGTACATGAAATGGTACATTTGTACCAAATGCAAAACCTGGGAGACTCGGGCAATCACAATGATGTGTTTTGGTCGTTTAGTCCAAAAGTAAACTACTTAGGTTTACAATTATAAGAAAGAGTATATTATGAAAGACGGTGAGAAGAACCACATTGATGAGTGGCTACAAAAACAAATCAAAAAAGGCATTGTCATTATTGACAAGGTACTTAACAATAACATAAAAGAGTGGGAACTATACTATACAGGACATTTACAAAAAGATATAATGTGTAACTTTCCTGGTAGAACTAGTAAAAAGATTTTCAAAGGATATAGAACTCATTTGGATAACGACAATCTTATCTTTACTCAAAAGAAGTTTGAAGAACACGGTTACGAATACTATGTAAAGAAAGGTATATAATGAAACTATTGAAAAAACACAAAGACATATTAAACGAACTAATCAAAGGTAAAGGTTACTGGAAAACACCTACTGTACCTAAAAACCACCAAGAGGATATTTTAGATGATTTAGTCAATCTTTATTTAAAAGATTTACTTGTGTTTAATAGAGAATATGACGTGCCATCATTTGGTCCTAGTAGTGAACACAAGGTAAGATATAAATGGTATACAGTTACAATGCCTAAAACTAAAACAATCAAAGACTTAAAAAAGATAGTTAAAGATGGTAAAATTTAAAGTTTTTATTAAAACCATGATGTTTGTTGTAGTAGTTACAGCAATGTCATTTGTATGGTTTGGTTACTTACTTGATGGTAAACAAAGAGCAGAGGCATCCATACCATCATTACCTAATTTTGAAAATAGTAGTAATCAATTATTTTTAGATAATGTGAATAAATGTGTTGAATATGTTTATTTTTACAATAAAGATATAAAACAAGTTAACATAGAACTTTTAATAGCACAGGCAGCTTTAGAGTCTGGTTGGGGAACAAGTAGATTTGCCAAAGTGGGTAAAAATCTATTTGGTATTCGTACATACGATTTAACAGAACCTCATATGTTACCATCAAATAGTCCTAAAAAATGGGGCGTAAAAGTTTTTAAACATGAATGTAATAGTGTATTATATTATATTCAAACATTAAACAATCATCCTGCCTATAAAGATTATAGAAGAATGTTAGATGATGGTATTGATGATCCATTTATACTAGTAGAAACACTTGGTGCTTACGCTAGTGATAAAAACTATTTTGATAAAATTAAAAGGTTACTAAAAAAATTAAAAGAGGAGTATAAATGATAACATTACAACATGGATTATTGATGGGTGTATTCGGTATATTAATAACAATAGTGGGCATGATGATTGCTTATATTATAGCTTATAATAGTGTAAAACCAAAACCAAAAAAAGAACCATCACCATTAGATGACTTATTGAAGGCAGATAAGTTGCCA